GACGAATCTTCGCCATCGACCAACCCGCTTTCCAGCGGAGTGGCAAACGATGCACAGCCTCTGATAATTCCAAGATGAGAATCCTGGTCTCAGAGGTGGTCAACGGGCCTTCCAAACGAATTGGGGAAGGACCGATGGCTATGGCCATGGGCGACGATTGCGTGGAGGTGATTACTAGACCCCCGGATTCAATAGTGCAAGCTTACAAATCCATGGGAATAAGAATCACTGATCCGTTGGTTTTCCGAGTCGGGGAGCCTTTCGAGTTTTGCTCGTCCCTATTCGAGGGAGGAGTTCCTGTGCCACAGTCCTGGCCCAGGACCTTCTATAGGCTCCTTTATCAGGACCCCCAGCCCGAGTTTTATGCGGGCTGGAGGTACGAGATGAGGAACTCCCCCTTCCTCCCAGTCATGGACAAATATTTGGAGTGGGTCGGGTGGAAGACCGCCCTTGCGCAGGCCCACAATAATATTGAGCCGCAGTGCTCTTTAATCATGACTGGATCTAAAATTGGAACCACCACTACTCAGGCTTACGCGAATACAGCCAAAGCTCAAAGCAAAACGCGCGCTGAGCAGGCTGCCCGCGCCAAGAAGAGTGCCGGAGTCAACAAGCCCAACACCCCGAAGGTTGCGAAACCCTCGGTTGATTGGTACAAGGGCCACTCGGGTTACGCCGAGCTGTCCGAGCCTGTTGACTGTTATTTGAAGCAGTTGTCGAACAGTTTCAAATATTCCGGGGCCAAGAACCCATCTCCTAATAATCCGGTTCCGTCGGTCAGGAGTTTTACTTCGACCACGACCTACTATCAGGAGGTGACTGTTTCCACTGGCCAAAGGAAGACTATCGTGCTGTGTCCCGGACACGGGATGCCAGATAGTTCCAATGGAACCATGGACGGCGAGTCTTATCACGCTCGGCCATGGCTCATTGGTGGCTCCACCTCAGCAGAGGCCTACACCATCGGGCCGGTATCCACCAGTGGCATTCCCAGGAATGCCATTGGATGGGTTTGCACCAGTATCAGCCATGGGACTACTAGCATTCAAGCCAGTAACCTAGCCGGTACGGTGCCCATCGTCCCCGACGTGCAGCTGCCCATCACGGGCAGTGACTCAAATGGGAATCACACCCGCTGGATGCTTAACGGCATGGCGGTTAAGATTTCCAACGTCACCGTGGCGGCCTCGCGCGGCGGCTTTGTCCAGACAGTCCAGCCACTCAACACGGCTGCTCTGGACTGGCAATCAGCCAAAGCGGTCCCTACTTATAGGATGACCGCTCTGGCAAATGAGGACAAGGGACTGGAGATCCATTGGATTCCCCGGCCCCAGGACATGGCGTATTGGCACCAGGAAGATACTGGTTTGCCTTTCAGCACCTCCACTGGTGCTGCCATTCTTATTGATCTGGTGAATCCGGGTAGCTCTGGGCAAACCTACGAGATCCAGATCAACTGCAATTGGGAGATTGCGGGTTCGAATGTGACACCACTTGCCACGCCCTCTGTGCCGCAACCTCCAGC